GAAGATGGAAAAAGCAATTCAAGATTGGACAAACTTATATTTAAATAAAGCACCGTGGTTACATGAGCCTGATGATAATGATCCTACATTGATTGCATCTTTAGGTTTACCTGCAATGATAGCAAGTGAAAAAGCTAGAACAGCTTTATTAGAGTTAGAATCAGAGATTACAGCACCAACTGAGGAAGTTGAAGTTCCTAATCCTGATTATCCAGGTGAACCTAAGTATACAATAGATGCTAATGGTGAACAAGTTCCTATACCTGCGCCATTACCTCCTGAAACAATTACAGAAGAACGAGTAGTTGGTGATGCCTCACGTGCTGAGTATCTTGAAAGTCAATATAAAAAATTAAAGAAACAATTAAGAAAACAGATTGAATATGGTATTGCAAAAGGCGGGCTTGTAATAAAACCATATATTGTTATGAATAAAGAAACAAATAGTGATGGTGTAGAATCTGAACTTACTCCAACTGTTGAGATTGAATTTGATTTTATTCAGGCTGATGCGTTTTATCCACTTGCATTTGACGCATCTGGGAGAATTACAGAAGCCGCATTTGTACAATCTAAAGTAGAGAGAAATCAAATTTATAGAAGACTTGAATATCATAAGTGGGAAAATAATGTTGTTACCGTTGTTAATAAAGCTTATCGGTCGAATAATTTAAGAACTTCTGGTGAAATTGATAATGTTGATTTAGGTGAAGAGATTTCTTTATCTGAAGTACCCGAATGGAAAGAATTAAAAGAAAGGACAGTTGTTAAAAATGTAACAAAACCGTTATTTGCTTATTTCAAAATGCCTGAAGCAAATACGATTGATACATCAAGTCCATTAGGTGTTTCTGGATTTAGTCGTGCTGTGAGTTTAATTCATGATGCTGATTTACAATATAGTAGATTACTGTGGGAATATGAAGGTGGTGAATTAGCTATTGACATTGACCGAGATGCATTACGTACTGATATTGATGCCGGTGGAAATGAACATACAAAACAAAATAAATTACAGCAACGATTATTTAGAAAAGTTGACTTAGGGTCAAGTTCTGATACTTATCAACCGTTTGCACCGTCATTAAGAGATACAAATTATATTCAAGGTCTTAATACAATTCTTATGAGAATTGAGGACGTTTGTGGTATTAGTAGAGGTACATTATCAGATAGTGCCGATGTTGCACGTACTGCAACAGAATTAAAGATTCTCAAACAAAGAAGTTATCAAACAAACGCTGATATTCAGCAAGCGATTGAGGAAGCTGTACGAGATGTAATTTATATAATGAACGTATATGCAACATTATATGAAATTACTCCTGAAGGTGAGTATGAAGTCAATTTTGAATGGGATGATAGTATCATTGTTGATATTGATGAGGAGATAAATAAACGTCTTACTCTTATGCAGAATGGACTTACATCTAAACTTGAAAACCGTATGTGGTATTTCGGAGAGACTGAACAACAGGCACGTGAAGCATTAGCAAGAGTTGATGAAGAAAATCAGCAAGCACAAGAATCTGATATGATGATGCAATATGAGTTTAATAATAGGAGACAATAATTGTGCTTAATGAACAAGCTGTCAATAAATTGGCTCAACCTATAATAGATAGGCAAGAAGCAATAAACAGTTATATACTTGAAAAGATAGCTGTAAGTGTGAGGGAGATAGGAGAATTATCTCCCTCTGATATTAATCGTATGAAAATACTTGTGCAATATGGTGCCGATATACGAAAGATGAATGCGAAACTAGCAGAACTTGCAAATGTACAAGTACGTGATATAAAGTCTCTAATAAAAAATATAGCAATAAGAACCCATATTGATGCAAAACCGTTATATGACTATAGACATAAATCATTTATTTCATATGAGCGTAACATTCCACTGCAACAAACGACAAGAATTATAGCCGATAGAACAGGTGATACATATAAAAATATATCTAACTCACGTGCAACAGGATTTTTAATCAGAGATTTACAGAATCCAAGTAGATTAAAATTTCAATCAATTGGTGATACCTATCAATCTGTTATTGACGAAGCCATTCAGGCAAGTGCAAGTGGTGTTGTAGACTATAGAACAGCAATGCGTAGAACATTAAAACAGTTATCAGATAGTGGTGTTCGTAGATTGTCATGGGATAGTGGTTATACACAAAGATTAGATACAGCAGTGAGAAGAAATATACTTGAAGGTGTAAGAGCAATACAGCAAGCTATTGAAGATGAAATAGGCGAAGAGATTGGTGCTGATGGTAAAGAATTAAGTGTACATATTAATTGTGCATTAGATCATGAACCATTTCAAGGACATCAATTCAGAAATGAAGAATGGGAAAAACTCCAAAATAGTGAAGATTTTCAAGATGTTCTAGGACAACAATTCACACACGTTGAACGTGTTATAGGAATGTGGAATTGCAGACATATTGCACGAAGTATTATTGTAGGCGTTACAAAACCATTATATAGTCAAGAAGAATTAAATCAATTTATTGATGATAATCATACAGGGTATGTAATGCCGAATGGAAAACGTATAACACTATACGAATGTACGCAATTACAAAGACAAATGGAAACTAGAATACGATATGCAAAAGATGAGCAACTTGTATTACAGAAATCTGGTGATGTTACAGGTGCTAAGATTGCAAGACAAAAAGTTGTTCAGTATACAAATAAATATTATCAATTTAGTAAAGCTTGCGGATTGCCTGTACAAAAAGATAGAATGTCAGTGCCAGATTACAGAACAGTGTTTTGATTACTAGCACATGTAGTTTTTAATACTACGTGTGCTAGTTTTTTATATTTTTTCATGTAGTTTAATTAATTACTTTACATTGTAATTAAATTGTTATATAATAATTACGAAAAGCGGGTGATTTTTTGTCATTATTGTTTTTCTCCTTCTTATGAGTGATGGGCGTATATTTTGATATATGCCTATCGCTTGTAGGAAAAATGTCTAGCATAAAGACATTTAAAGAAATGCACATTCACCGCACACTGTAATGCGGATATACAAATAACAGACATAAATGAATGTAAAGGAGATTTTGTAACATGACGGTAAAAGAACTATTTGACAAGGCTGAAAATAATACGCTTACATGGGAGCAATTTGAAGCCGCAATGGGAGATGCTAAATTTGTTGATTTAACAGAAGGTCATTATGTATCAAAACAGAAATTCGATGATGAGATTTCACAAAGGGATACAAGGATTAATGATTTAACAAATACGATCACGGCACGTGATACAGATTTAGCAACACTTCAGCAAACATTAAAAGATGCGGGTGATTTAGATGCATTAAAGCAGGCATCAAAAGATTTAGCGGATTTACAGAAACGCTATGACAAAGAAACAAAAGATTATCAAACACAGCTTTCTAAACAGGCGTATGAATTTGCTGTAAAAGAATTTGCTAATAGTAAAACTTTTACAAGTAAAGCCGCAAAGAGAGATTTTACTCAGGCTATGTTAGCAAAAAATCTTCAGTTTGAAGACGGCAAAATTATTGGTGCAGAAGATTTTGTACAGATGTATTCGAAAGATAATGATGATGCATTTGCAAAACCGTCTGATCCTAAACCGAAATTTGCCGCAGGAACAGAACCTAAGAAACCGGAGAAACTTTCGTTATCAGATATGATGAAGATGGCGAATGAAGATCCGAATGCGACATTTGACATTTGATATAGGAGGAAAGAAATATGCCGCAATTTGATAGTAAAAATTTTAATGGCGAAGTATTTCAGAAGTACATTGACAGAGTACCCAATCTGAAACTTAATGAACTGCTTAAGTCTAGGGCTATTACTGCTCGTCAGGATTTAGCAACAGCTATGGCAGATCAGGTCGGTGGTAACTATCTTACTACTCCGCTGAAGGGTCTTATCAGTGGAATGGCTCCGCTGAACTATGATGGTGTAACAGATATCACTTCTCATACGACACAGACATTTAGTCATTCGCGTGTTGTTGTAGGCCGTGCAAATGCATGGACAGAGAAGGACTTCTCCTATGACATCACTGGTGGTGTAGATTTTATGGAGAACGTTGCACAGCAAGTTGCTGAGTATTGGGATGAAATTGACCAGGCAACGATTATTGCAATTCTTAATGGCGTGTTTAGCATGACTGATACAGAAGGTGCAAGATTTGTCTCTGAGCATACTCATGATGTACATGCCGTGCAGAATAGTGAAGGTAAGACTGGCTTCATGGATGGAACTACACTGAATACAGCTATTCAGAAAGCATCTGGCGATCATAAGAATAAGTTTAGTCTTGCTATTATGCACTCTGTTGTTGCTACAAATCTTGAGAATATGAAGATCCTTGTATATCTCAAGTACAATGATGCAAACGGCATGGAGCGTGAAACAGGTATGGCTACTCTTAATGGTAGACTTGTTATCATTGATGATAGTATGCCGGTTCTCGAAGATGAAGGAACTGCAACTTTTACCAAGACTTCTGATACATCTGTACAGCCGGGTAAGACTTATTACACAAGAACAGGTTCCGCAGGAAAGTATCATTATGTAGCAGTTGTTACACCGCAGGATGATAATGTTAATAACTACTATGAGAAAACTGGCGCTGGTGATCCGATGTATGTAACTTATCTGTTTGGTGATGGTGCTATTGAGTACACGAATTGCGGTGCAAAAGTTCCTGCTGAAATGAGCCGTGATCCGAAGACTAATGGTGGTCAAGATACACTGTACAATAGGCAGAGAAAGTGTTTTGCTCCGTATGGTATCTCCTTCACGAAAGCAAACATGTCTACACTGTCTCCGACAGATGCAGAACTTTCCGATGGTGCAAACTGGGAACTTGTAAATACTGGTGGTTCTAACAAGAAGTACATCAATATTAAGGCTATCCCGATTGCACGTATCATTTCTCTTGGCTGATATTGATTAAATTTGAAAGGCAGTGATTTTAATGTATTTGACATATGATGAATATATGACTATGGGCGGTAATGCATTAGAAGAAACTGCCTTTCAGCAATTGGAATTTGAAGCAAGAACAGTCATAGATTGGTGGACATTTAATCGTTTACAGAAAGAGGAAACTTATCCTGAAGCTGTAAAGCGTTGCATGTTTAGATTAGTATCTCTTATTAGAGACAAACAAGCATCTATGATTGTAAATGTTTCAACTAATGCTGAGATTTCTAATGTACAAGCCGGTATTGCTAGTGAATCAAATGATGGAGTATCGACTTCGTATAATACTTTATCCGCTAAAGATGCTGTAGATGCTATACAAGATGCAATCAAAGATACGATTACTATGTACTTAACTGGTGTGAAAAATTCGTTGGGTCATAGATTATTATATCGAGGAGTGTATCCTAATGAATAATTATCCATCTTGGTGGAACACTACCATAACTATATATAATAAATATACTGATCCACAAACACAGTTAGTTAAATGGTATCGACATAAAGTTGATGGTGCATTTTGGAAATATAGTGGAAATAAAGTTGTCGTTGGCAGTACAGTATTAGAGACAAAAGATATTATTTGTCGCATTCGTAAAGATGATTCTTTTAAAGAAAAACATGAATGGATAAATATTCCTAATGATGAAATGTCGCAATATTTTACTCTTGCACAGGGTGATATTATTGTTAAAGGCGAAGTTGATGATGAGATCAATGAGTACACATCAGGTACTCGATCAACTGATTTGAAGAAGAAGTACAAGAATCTACAGGGATGTTTGGAAATCCAAGAGTGGGCAAATAATACTGGTGGAGGAAGAGGGAACGAACACTATTATGTAAAGGGTTTATAATAATGGCTGAAGTAGAAGATTTTAGTGTAGAGATAAAACTTGAACGGTTTAGAACAGAGAAGCAACAAAAATTGCTTCAAATGCTCAATGACGATAATGTTCGAGTTGAAATTAATACACGTATTAAAGATGCCATTAATAAGTTTGTTCCTAAAAAGAGTGGTGCATTAAGAGCATCTGCAAATGTCTATCCCGATAGAATTACTTGGGGTGAAGGATTAAAATATGCTCGATATCAATACGGTGGAGAAGTTTATGGTCCTAATCTTCCTGGTGTAATTGGTGGAACACCGGCATGGAAATCTAAACGTGGCATGAAAAAACATCCTACAGGACGAGAATTAGGTAAAACTGGTACAGCTAGGTTACGTCCAGTTTGGGGTGAAGGTGTAACAAAATTACCCACTTCAATGTTGTATAAATTCGGATACACAACAAAGGGTACTCATCATCATTGGGATCAATATTTTAGATAT